ACCTAAACATAGCTCTCGCTACATTCATACATACCTATGATAACAGTTAAAACAGAAAACTACAACCTTATTTCTCAGGATTTTTACAATAAAACAATGGATTCCCTTGATCTGAACCTTATTTCATGTACCTGTGGACACTCCGGCTGTCTCATCCGTCATGGCTCTTATAAACGCAGCATCCAGCTTGCTGACAGGATCCTATCCCTTTCCGTTGTCCGTGTGTACTGCAAAATCTGCGGACATACCCATGCATTACTACTTTCATCCATGGTCCCGTATTCCCAGATCCCCCTGGCTCTGCACGTCCGTCTGATTCAGGCTTATGAACATGAAACCGGATTCCGGAACATACTGGAAGAACAATACCTCGTGGATGAAAACAACCTGAAATCCATCATCCGGAACTACCGCTTACATTGGAAGCAGCGGCTGCTCTCCATGAGGCTTTACCTCCCCGATATCCCCAGCCTGATTTCAGGATGCTTTTCCCTCTTTTCCAGACAGTTCATGCAGATTAAATCAACCTCCAATAAACTTTTTATCCTGCCAACATAACCTTACACGACAGGTCTGGTTTTATCCCTTATCCTTTAGAAAAAGGAGGCAGATGAAATCTATGAAACAAGAAAAACAACAGGAAATCGCACTAATGCGCTATGGCGCCATCGCACCGATGATTGCAGGACTTGATGAACGTTATCCAAGCAAGACTGCTTTTTACACAGAAATCTCTGCAAAAGGCCTGATGGGACCCGACGGGAAGCTCCATCATTATGCTCCCGCCACCATTGAAAAGTGGTATCTAGACTATCAGAACCATGGTTTTGAAGGTCTCGTCCCGAAAGGGCGGTCAGATGCCGGCATGAGTCGCAAGCTTGATGAAGAACTTCAGGAGAGGATCCGGTATTTCAAGACCAACTACCCCCGCATGTCTGCAGCCGCTATTTACAGGCAGCTGAGATCCGATGGCTCCGTAATAAACGGACAGGTATCCGAATCCACCGTCAGCCGTTTTGTGAACCGGCTTCAGTTAGAACTTCGGCAGACCCCGAACAGGGATATGCGCCGCTATGAACGCCCCCATATCAATGAAGTCTGGTGCGGGGACAGCAGCGTCGGTCCCCGCCTTACAGATTCGGATGGCAAAAAACACCGGGTCTATATCATTGCCCTGATTGATGATGCC